CTAATTTAGACACGTTCGCAATTGTCCCTATAATTCAGGGTTTATTTGATTGGAATATGGAGTGGAACGATGATGAAAGCATAAAAGGAGACATGAAAGTAGAAGCGTGTGGGATCACGGCACTGTTGGCTAAAGAGATACAAAGCCAGCGTCTGATACAGTTCGCACAAATCACGGCCAACCCTGTAGATATGCAGATAGTAAATCGCGCGGAGTTAATCCGTGAGGTGGCTAAGTCCTTAGACCTTGATATTGATAAGTTGATAAAAGATGAGCAACCACCAATTCCACCGATGCCTAACGGAGAGCCAGTCGGAGCAAATCCTGATGCTTCAGTCGGCACCCCAATGGGTGGCCTTGGAGACATTCCTGACCCAGCTGGCGGAGCAGCACAGAACGGAGCTGGAGACTTCAGTCCTGGACAGAACCCCAGTAATCCAGGGTAAATGTCAGGCTATTCGAGAAGTTTTGGCGACCTTTGCCAAGATAAAAAACCATAATTAAATTGACAGTGAGAAAATACTATGACTATGCAATCAGAAGATGATAACATTACACCAATTGAACAGCCTATGGCTGACACTCATGACGACACCGAAGGGACGGCCCAACAGGATAACCAGAACGAAAGTGTAAACGAGCAAGGCACAGTTGAAATGGTTCCCATGGAGCGGTACAAAAATGCACAAGCATTGATGACTAAGGCGACTATGGAGGCTGCAGACCTACGCAGAGAAGTTGCTTCTCTTCGCGCTCAGTTAGAAACCGTTACTCGATATGCACCTCAGCCCCAGCAGGCGGAAAAAAGTGGATCTGATTTCGCTGAGTTGGAGAAGTTGAAAGGTGAGTATCCAGATTTTGCAGGACCACTTGTAAGTGCTTTTGAAAAGCAACAACAAGTGCTCGTGGAATTGCAGCGCTCTACACGCGAAAATGAAGAGGCAGGTAATGTGGCTCGAAGAGCAAACTTTAACTTTGAAGTATCAAGAGTGCATCCGGATTTTGATCAGGTTGCAGGGTCGGAGGACTTCAGAGGTTGGCTAGCCAGACAGCCTTCTTTTATACAAGAAGCTGCGTCACGCCCAGTGGCTGACGATGCTATTGAGGTCCTTAACATGTACAAGCGTACCCAAGGTCCGAAAGTAGACAAAGCTGAAAAGGTTAATGCCGCAAGACAAGTAGCGGCTCCAGCAGTAGGCCGTAATTCACGTCAGCCTAGTGCGGAGAAACCACAACAATTTACACGCGAGATGATCGCACGTATGTCGCCGGCGGAGTTCGCTAAGAACGAAGAAGCTATCGACAGGGCGTTATCATCCGGTACTATAATTTAGATAAGGATTTATCATGGCTTCATATGTAGCAAGAACAGGCAATAACGCACCTAATGGTGCATTTATCCCTGAGATTTGGTCTAAAAAAATGTTGAAGAAGTTTTACAGTTCTACTGTATTAACTGAAGTAACAAACACAGACTACGAAGGTGAAATTTCAGGTCAAGGCAGTAAAGTAATCATCCGTATTAAACCTACGGTGAACATCGGTGACTACACAGTCAACGGTACGATTAACTACCAAGACTTGCAAGATAACAAAACCGAGTTTGTTATCGACAAAGCGAAGTATTATGCGTTTAAGATCGATGACATTGATAAAGCGCAGATGGACATCAACTTGATGAATGAAGCAACTACTGATGCGTCGTTCCAGTTGAAATTGCATATTGAAAAACAACTGTTCGGTACAGTTTATTCGCAAGCTGGTACAACTACGGCGTCGCAGCAAATTACAAAACTCAATGTTTTGGACTGGATTGTTGATGCTGGCACTAAACTCGATGAATTGAACATCGGTGAAGAAGGTCGCTTCTTGGTTGTCCCACCATGGATTGCTGCGATGATCAAAAAATCTGATTTAAAAGATGCGTCTTTATCAGGTGAAGGTTCATCTACTTTATTGAAAGGTAAAATTGGTATGATTGATCGTTTTACGATCTTTAGCTCTAACAACTTGTGGGGTAACACTGCTACTTCTGGCGCACCACAACAAGTGTTGGCCGGTACTAAAGATGCGATTACATTCGCTTCGCAATTCGTAAAAACCGAAAACACTCGTTTGCAAGATTCGTTTGGTGATGCGATTCGTGGTTTGAAAGTCTATGGCTTCAAAACGATCCTACCACAAGCGTTGATTGCAATGCCTGCGTACAAATAAGGGGCTAACATGGCACATTATAACGAACTCAATGCAATGACATTGAAGTTAGATGTGTACACAGCTATCGCGGGGGCTACAAATGCCCCCGTGCTTCCAGTAGCTAGTACACAGAATGCAGGCATGATTATGTCTGCATATACAACTGCGTCACCTACCGTTGCTGTACCAGTATGGTCAGATGGTACTGCGTGGAAACTAATCACAATTGGCGCAACTGCGTCGTAAAGGGGATTTAAATGGCTAATATTTCAAGATTTTTACCAGGTGGATTGGTATCTGCAGCAACTGATACAGTGGCTGGTGGTGCTGGTGTTTTTGATGCGTTGACACGTGGCTATCCAGCCAGCGTTACCAACGTAGGCATCTCAAAGATTCGTGAATTTGAAAACACATTCAGTTTGGCGGCGGTTACGACTGGTCCTGGTCAGCGTGCGGCGACTACACCAGCTGTCGGTGACGTCATTCAGTTGATTACAGTTCCTAAGAACCATTTGGTTTTGGCGATTCGTTTTGAAGTCGTTGTACCTGATACGACTGCGTCGTTGACTGTAGCAACTTTAAGTGTTTCTGATGGTGGCGCGTTGATTTCATCAATCAATGGCATGGCTGCGGCTGGTACACAGTACAATACAGTCGCACCAAAAGTGTACACAGCGGATACCATTATTGGTTTGATTCCAGGCGCATTGACTGGTGCTACAACTATGTCAAATGGTGCGTATCGCATTGTTGTTTTAGCGGTTGATATGACTGGTCAAGAAACCACTCAGTTAATCACTGGTTAGTTTGAATGCCCCGTTTCGGCGGGGTCTTCTTTTCAGGAGTTTTACTATGGCAGCATGTAAAAAACCGGCACCAAAGAAAGTGCCTAATAAGAAACCATCAAAAGGTAAATGCTAATGGCTACTATTGACACAACTACAGCAGACAAAGATCAATTATTGCAGTTTGCTAAAACAGAATACAATGTCACCATCGATCCTCGTACGAAGATTGAAACTATTCGTACACGCGTACAAGGTTTAATTGATGGTATCGCACCAGATGTAATCGCAGAAGATGTCGCGGCTCCAGCATCGAATGGCACTCGCTACGTCAAAAGTCTCATCAATGGTCGTGTTTACGAATGGCAAGAAAATTTAGTCGGTATCGACTTTATTCCTTGTGATGCGGATGGTAACTCTGTATGAATCTCGGGGAACTTAGAGCCCTAGCTAGGGTTAAATTAGATGATAAAGTCGAACCCTATTTATGGTCAGATGAGTTCCT